CTGGATGTCTACGCATTAACTCTTGTTGCAACTCTGCTTCTTCTATACGAGGGTCTTTACCACCTAGCATTGCTCCCATAGACCTGCCAAACATTTCAGCTTGTCCAAATGTACTAGCTGTCATTGGCCCATAACCATTTGCATCTAATCTGCCAAAACTTAATGCTGTATCAGACATCATTTTATTAATGTCTTGTTCAACATCATAGATATTATTAAACATACTTGCCATTTTAACTCCTTATCCTATTAATGAACCAAGACCACCTAGCATATTGAAAATATTTCCACTATTTCCACCACCACTACGACCTGTTCCACCACTACCTAGCATATCCCACAAACCTTTGCGTTGACCATAATCACGCATAGCTAATTGATTAGCAATATTTCTAGAAGCACCACTTACGCCCGATACATTTTCAATTGCAATTGCTTTTCCTTGATTTGTTCCTGCTGTTATGTAAGGTATTTGTTTAGTTCCTAATGCAACTGCACCACCTAAATCATCCATCCCTCTTTTTCTTTCTAAATCTAACATAGCTTGTGACTGTGCAAAAGCATCATTAAAGTCCATAGCATTAGACCTTAATATAGATTCTTCTGTAGCTGCATAAAGTCCTTCACCACCAGTAGACCCTAACATACCTTTAGCTTGTAATTGTGCTAAAGTATCATCACGCATAGCATCTTGTTCATCTACTTTTAATGCAAGATTTTGATTATATAAATATTGTTGTAACTCATATGGGTCATCTCCCATTGCTGCTGCTCTATCTCTTGAGGCTGCACTGCGTTTAAGTAAAGCATCATACTCTGCTTGTAACTCTGGTGACAACTTCTCAGTTATCATCTTGTTTTCGTAGTCTATATCAGTAGTACCAAGAGTATTATCAGAAGAATAACCTGCTGACATTTCTGCAGCTTTATCCATTAAGTCTAGTTGGCGTTGATAATCTTCTTCTGCGTATTGAACATTATTTCCTCTACCACCAAGACCACCCATTGGCAAATTAAAACTTCCACCTTTTTGTTGTGGGCCTAAAAATTCTGCCTTACTAACACCTAAATTTTGTCTACCTTTTGTTCCTCGATAAGCTAAGTTTTGTTGTGCACCATATGCTTTACCATATGCTGCTCTGCCTGCTGCAGTACTTAAATCTGCTTTACCATAACCTGCCATTTCTATCTCCTATTGTCCTGAGTATGTTACTTTAAATGAGTGTCCGTTATTTCCAGAACCAGCTACACTTAATGAGCCACCTCCAGAACTTCTGCTTAAACCTGATACTGTTCCACCAATATATATTGAATAAACACCACCTGTATTACTTGCTCCTACACCATCTGAATCTGTACCAAGTTCAGCTTGATTGTAATATGAAACATAAAATCCATCTGCTAAAGTAAATCCACAAGTTTTGTCTAATGAGCCACTACTTCCAGATGTATAAGCTGGTTGTGAGGCAAAAGCTAATGGATATGTAGAATAGGTAGAACCAATAAAACTATCACAGTTACCACCTGCTCCAAAACTAACAGTAAATATATCTGTTCCTATTGGATAAGGATGTCTAGTCCATATCTTAGTGCCGTTAAGGTACACATTATCCATATCAGTACCGTTTAACTTGACATCGTGTTGTCCTGTTAAAACACTTCCATTAAAGTAAATATCTCCTGCCATACTTATCCTATTAAACTATTTGCTGCTGTTAAATCTTCATCTGTCCAAAAATCAGCAGTTACAATTCCTTTTAACCATTCTATATTAATTGATTTGTGTATATCCCAACTAGCTTGTGCCATATTATCTGGCTTACCTGCGTTAATGTTGTCAACAACTTTACACAATCCTCCATAACAACTAGATATTTGTTCTGTTGTCATTATGATGTAGCTATATATAAGTCACCACCAGATGTCCAAATCTTAGCCATACCAAATACTGTTTGTGAAGCATTAGGTGTAGCTGCTTCAACAAAAGCTGTTGTAGCTATCTGTGTAGTGTTAGTACCTGCCGAAGCAGTAGGTGCAGCAGGAGTACCAGTAAATGTTGGACTTGCTTTTTCACCCTGTACAAAAGCTGTACTTGCTGCTTGAGTAGTATTTGTTCCTGCCGAAGCAGTTGGTATAGTAGGTACTCCAGTAACAGTTAAAGTACCTGCTACTGTTCCATTGTTCATAGCAAAACTTTCAGTAGCATCACCATTAATGTCAGCTTTTGAATTAACAGCAGTTCTTACTGCTACAAATTCTGTATTAAAATCTGCTCCAGATATTACTTTAGCTGCGTTTGAATCAGATAAAGCATCTTTTCCAGACCAACTTACTGCAATTGTATAATCACTCATCGTATTTTTCCTTGTTTTGAAATTATTGAAAGTTCCTGTATAGAAGTATCATAACCTGCACTTACCATATTTAGATTAATTTTTAAAGTTTTAGCTGTGCCTGTTAAAGGTGTTCTATATTCTTGTAAGCCATATACAGGTGTGTATTTTGACGCTCCATACAAAGATGTACTTGCACCCCATAAAGCAACTACACCAGAAGTAACTGGATTTAAAACTATTTGTGTTGTAGATGATGGATTTATACTATAATCTTTGTACCATTGTAAACCAAGTGTAGCACCAGAGCCACCTTCTAAAACAAAAATCATTTTTTTTAATATAGCAGCAGCTAAAGACTCATTAACTTTTATCCATATACTAGATATATCAGCAGTTATAGAAGAATTTGTATAACTAGCTGCTGAGTTAACCCAAGCTAAATCTGTATCATAATATCCCTCATACCCTGCTATGCTCCCATCTTTTTGTCCTACTAATAATCCACTATATAAAACAGTATTAATTAAACTAGCTGGTTCTCTGTCATTGTCAAAATTCCATGTAGTAACTCTTGGTGTTTGTGCAGGTGTCGCATGTTTAAAATCAAAAACATATGTTATATTTTTGTCAACAAAAGACATAATATATATGCCTTCATTTTCCAAATAAACTGATTTAACATTTGTACTGTTACTAATATTTCTAATTAATGTATCTTTAATGGCTAAAGATAAATCCTGTAAAGGTAATTTATCTTTTTCTGTTGTACGGGCTAATGACCTTAAACCTGTTTCTGATAAAAAAACTAAATCATCTGCAATAGCTTGTACACTATCTCGTGCTACACAACCTACTCCTCGTATAACTTCATTAAGTGCTAATGTTCCACCCGACTCTGGGCCATCATATATTACAATATTATTTTTACCAAATATAACTAGCTGTCCATAAAATGGTGCTAATGCTACTATTTCATCATTACCCCATACAGTTTTTAAATCTATAAAACCAGAACCAGTACCAGTCCAGTCATCTCCATCAAGCAAAACTGAATAATATACTACATCTGGAGCTTCTGAAACTCCTCCTGCCCACACTCTACCATATGCACCCATACCACAACTAGGGTCAAATAGTGTACTTATAGACGCTGGGTCTGTTGTATGTGCTGCCCATCTTGAGCCAGAACTTTGTGCTCCATCATATCTTTGTGGCACTACTCCTGTGTGTACACAATGTAATCTTTTATTAAAATTAATAAATTGCCAATCGCCTGTACTGTTAGCAACGGTATGCTTAACATCAGCACCACTACTAGGAAAGGCAGCATTAGGACTTGTAAAATCAACTGTGTAAATAGAAGTACCGTGACTAGCAAATATTTTATTAGTACCAGAATCATTATGCTCCACTATAGAACCTATGGCTGTGCCAGTAGGAACTACTTTTTGTTTTAAACCTTTTCTAAAAGATATTCTACCAGACTCTCTCATTACTATATTATTAGCAGTAGTAAGAAATGAAGCGTCAAGAGTAGATGGATTTACTTGTGTATTTAATCCATTAATACCAAAATTATCTAAAGGTAAATATGATAGTTCTTTAGCCATTATCTAAAATTAACTGTTCCGTGTGAATAATTTTCTTTAATATACCAATCAGACTCATATTGAGTATTTCCACTATCAAGCATAATAGCTTGTTTAATTGCATCATTAGCTTCTTGTGCCATAAGACTTGACTGTGTTCCACCATCTTCACCACGCTCAGATATGGCTCTAGCCCATGCTCCAAGTATAACTGGTTTAGCTGGTATTTTTAATACTGTAGCAGCAAGAGACAAATCATCTTGTGGCTTTACAATATCAAAAGATAAAGTTTGTGCTGTTGTAGGCACAGGAGATAAATCTATTTTAAGATTGTTTGAAGCATCAGTACCATTAAAAGCGTAATATAAAGGCTCTCCAGTATCATCTGTAGGGTATTTTACAGTGTTAATATATTGTCTACTTACTTGACTAAGATGAATACCACTTGTATTGTTTACAACATCAATAACTTTTATTTCTTGACCAGAACTTAAATTGTAATTTTTAGTACCTGCTACTGTAGATACATTAACTGTTTCTCTAAGATTTAACCAATCATGATAACCTTCAATACTTTTTTTACTATCGTTAATTAATGCACCGATAGTTTTATGATATGCTGATACTGTAGTAGAATCATTAATAGCACCAGACCAATCAGTAGCTATAGTATCTTCTCTTAATCGTATCAACACTTGATTTATTAATTCTCTATATGTCATACTTTATCCTTTAATTATTTTTCCCCATACTGAACCTCTGCCTTCTACAATGTCAACTACTTCTACTTGAAAATTACCATTGTCAAA